CGCGTGCGATGCCGCAGCAGGTGGCCGACGCACTGCTCTCCCGATCCGCTGCCGGGGTGCCGGTCAACGAATCGACGGTTCTCACATCGTCGGCGGTGTTCGCTGCCATCCGGATCATCGCCGAGACCATCGGCCAGATTCAGTGGGAGGTCTACGAGCGACGCGGGGAGTCCGATGTCGAGCTCTACGACCATCCGCTGGCGTACCTGCTGGACCGCGAACCGAATCCCGAGATGACGGCGTTCTCGTGGCGGGTGGCGATGCTCACATCGTACTACCTGCATGGGAACATGATCGCCGAGATCGAGCGAGACGGTGCGGGTCGGCCCGTGTCGTTGTGGCCGATCCATCCCGGGCGAGTCGAGATCCACCGCAACGGCGGCGGGCTGATGTACCGCGTCCGCAATGAGACGGGGCAGATCGAGGCAGAGTTGCCAGCGGCCAACATCTATCATGTCCCGCTGATGGCTGGCGATGGCGTGGTCGGGCGTGGGCTGGTGCATCGAGCGAAGGACTCCATTGGGCTTACGCTGGGGATCGAGAAGTATTCGGCCAGCAGCTTCGCCAACGGCGCACAGCCTGGCGGGATTCTCAGGCACCCCAACAAGCTGACCGCAGACGCGAGGGCGAACATTCGGGGCGAGTGGGAGGCACTGCACAGGGGAGCGAACAACGCCGGGCGGATTGCAGTCTTGCAGGAGGGGATGGAGTTCCAAGCCATCCAGATGTCGGCGACCGATACGCAACTCATCGAGCAGCGGCAGTTCCAGCTAACCGAGGTAGCCCGCTGGTTCAACCTGCCCCCGCACTTGTTGCGAGACTTGAGCCGGGCGACCTTCGGGAACATCGAGCACCAGAGCCTGGAGTACCTGACGTACACGATCAGGCCGATCACGGTGGCGATGGAGCAGGAGGCGCAACGGCGACTGCTGACGGGCACCGAGAAGGCGACCCACTACACCGAGCTCGACATTGACGACCTGTCACTGGCAGACCGTCAAAGCCGATTCGCGGCGTATGCTGTGGCCCGACAGAATGGGTGGATGAGTGCCAACGAGATCCGAGATGAGGAAGGCATGGACCCAATCCCTGGTGATGAAGGCGATGCGTACCTGGTCAATGGAAACATGGTGCCGATCTCGATGGCGATGGCGGCGACCCCGAAGACTGCACCGGTCGCAAGCCAGACGCTGGTCGTGGATGACGAGGACGACACCGACCCGCCACAAAACGAGCAGATCAGGGCTGCATTCGTGGAAGTCTTGGCGGGTGCCATGGGCAAGCTGTCGAACAAGGAAGCCCTTCAGGCCATGAGCGCGGCGAAGAAGCCCGCGAAGTTTCTTGCGTGGCTCGATGAGTTCTACACCGATCATCGGTCGGCATTGGTTGAGACCCTCGGCCCAATCGTGCGAGCGTACACGCTGGCGACCGGTCGGCAACTCGACACTGCGGCTATCGTCGAACAACACATCCGACAGCGGCGGGAATCGTTGCTCGAAGTGGCAGGCAAGGCGACTGCGGACCTGCTCCCCGCGATGGTCGAGAACACGGTAAGCGGGTGGAACTTGGAAGCGATTCGGTCATTCTCTCGGGAGGTCTGCAATGGAACGTGAAGAACGGGCACTGGTCGCCGAGGGTCTCGAACTGCGGGCCGAGGGCGAGACGGGCAAGCTAACGTTGCGGGGTTACGCAGCGGTCTTCAATTCGCTGTCGGAGCAACTGCCGGGGAACAACGGCACCTTCCGCGAAGTCATCCGCCCAGGAGCATTCCGCGATAGCCTCGCCCAAGGTGCCGACGTGCGGTTCCTCTTGAATCACGAGGGGCTCCCGCTGGCCCGCACTACCTCGGGGACGCTGCGTCTCAAGGAAGACTCGCGGGGACTCGTGATTGATGCGGACCTCGACCCGAGCGACCCGGACGTTCAACGCATCGTCCCCAAGATTCGGCGTGGCGATCTCTCCCAGATGTCGTTTGGGTTCATCACCCGGCGCGACAACTGGCGACAGGAGAGCGGCGGCCAGGTGCGGGACCTGCTCGCGGTCGATCTGCTCGACGTGTCGGCGGTGACGTACCCGGCGTATCGTGCGACTGAGGTTGCGTTGCGATCCTTGGCCCGTGCTCAGGCAGCCCAGCAGGCTCCATCTCTGGACGCTCTGTGGGATCGGCTGACGGTCTCGGAGAGTCGGGCGGCTGTGTCTACTCGCCCAACGGCTGGAATGGCTGCGGCGGCTCGTGAGGGGCTCAGGCTGCATGAAGCCGGGCGGTCAGGGGACGGACTGAAGCCCGAGACAGTGCGGAGGGCGGGGATCATCTCCCGGCGTGAGGCACTGACTCCCGATCATGTGATTGAGATGTCGGCGTGGTTCGCCAGGCATGCGACCGACCGTCAGGCCGGATGGGACAAGAGTGGCGAAGAGACCCCCGGGTATGTCGCCTGGCAACTGTGGGGCGGAGATGCTGCCCGCGACTGGAGCACTGCCAAGGCCAAGGCTCTGAAGTCCAATTAGATTTGGCGTTGACGGTCTCTGCCTCGGTGGTAGGATCGTCACATTGATACCTTCCGCGACCTTGGCACCGGTCACACGACCGCCCAAGGGAGCGTGAGCAGTCGAGATATCCCGGCCTAAGTCGGGCATCACGATTGCCAGCAGGTGTGTGTTTTGCACCCTGTCGGCGACCGATGCCCGCACGTTCGGACAGTCGCTGACTCTTTTCAAAGGAGAGCGACATGCTCGAAGAGTTGCTGAACAAGACCCGCGAGAAGCGGGCTGCGTCTCTGGCCGAGGCCGAGACCATCGTTACCAAGGCCGGGGCTGAGGCCCGTGCGGTCACCGAGGAAGAGAACAAGTCGTACCTCGCGGCGATGGCGGCTGCCGATGCGGCCCACGTCGAGGAGCAACGGCTGGTCAAGCTGATCGCTGACAAGGCATCGCTTGCCGTGCCCGAGGGACGGAAGACCTCCCCGGCTGCTCCCGCTGTGCTGGTGCCCGTGGAGAAGACTGTCGCGGCTCCCCGGCTGCTGCGGTCGGCCCGCGTCAGGAACTTCCGTGCTGATGGCGGCGTCTCGGCTGAAGAGCGGGCGCACGCTACCGGCCAATGGCTGCTGGCGACCATCGGCGGCAACACCCGGGCGGCTCAGTGGTGCCACGATCACGGGATCGAGGTTCGCGGTACCTCCCCGCTGACCACGACCACCAACAGCCTCGGCGGCTACCTGGTGCCCGAGGTGCTGGAGTCAACCATCATCGATCTTCGCGAAGAGCGCGGCGTGGCGCGTCGCTCGGTGCGGGTGATGCCGATGGCGAGCGACTCGGTGGTTATCCCCCGGCGTGCTTCGGGCGTGACGGCTTACTTCGTCAACGAGAATGCCGAGATCACCGCGAGCGACAAGGGCTGGGACGCTGTGTCTTTGTCGGCCCGCAAGCTGGCGGTCCTCTGCAAGATGTCGAGCGAGGTGGCCGAGGACGCCATTATCTCGATTGCCGATGACCTCGCCAGCGAGATTGCCTACGCGTTCGCCGACAAGGAGGACGAGTGCTTGTTCAACGGGGACGGCACGAGCACCTACGGCGGCGTGGTCGGGCTCAAGGCGGCTGTCGCTGCTGGCGGCAAGGTCACTGCGGCGACCGGCAACACGGCGTTCAGCACCCTCGACCTCGAAGACTTCGAGGCGATGGTCGGCAAGCTGCCTCAGTACGCGGTGGCCAATGCCGCGTGGTACGTCTCCCGCGTGGGCTGGGCCAACTCGATGCTCCGGCTGGCCGAAGCCGCTGGCGGTAACACCGTTGCCCAGGTGGCGGGCGGTGCTCCGTTCCAGTTCTTGGGCTTCCCTGTCGTCATCGCCCAGGTGATGAACTCGACCACCACGGCGCAGACCTCGACGGATGGGCTGGCGTACCTCGGCGACCTGCGGCTTGCGGCCACGATGGGCACCCGTCGCGGCATCGAGATTGCGGTCGATCCCTCGCGGTACTTCGAGTTCGACCAACTCGCGATTCGCGGGACCCAGCGTTTCGACCTGAATGTGCATGAGAAGGGGACCGCCTCGGTGGCTGGTCCCGTCATCATGCTGTCTACCCCCGGATCGTAAGGAGACTGAAAGCATGATTCACGCACAGAACTTCAAGTTCGGCACCATCACTCCCCCGGGGCTGATCGTCGATAACGCGAGTTACACGACCGCCAGCGTTGACACCCAGGGGTACGACTACATCACCATTCTGGCCACGCTCGGTGCCACTGATATCGCGATGACCGCGTTGAAGGTGGGCGAGTCCGACACCGACGGCAGCTTTGCCGACGTGACCGGCTTGGTCTATGGCACGTCGAACGGCATCAATGGCAGTGCGTCGGCTCTGCCATCGGCGACCGACGACAACAAGACCTTCGCTTTCGAGATCGACTTGCGGGGACGCAAGCGATACCTCGACGTGACGGCGACCGCTGGCGATGGAACGGCGGGGACGTACTTGACCATCAATTACATCCTCTGGCGTGCCAAGGACTACCCGGTCACTGCTGCCGAGCGTGGCTTCGCCAACATCCTGCGAGTGCCCGCCTAATGAAGGTGGAACTGCTCAAGGGATGGCTCGGGCACAAGCCGGGTAAGGTGATGCACATGGCCGATGGTGTGGCCAATGTGCTGATCCGCCGGAAGATGGCCCGACTCGTCGAAGATGTCATCGAAACCGCAGACGCTCGCCCCGTGATGGAGCGGCGTCGTAGCCGAGGGAAGTAGTGATGCCCTGGAATCGAGCTCAACCACTGGTGTCAATGGATGCTGTCAGGCACGCGTGGCGTGTGTCTGTTGGCCCAGTGGTCGAGCCGGTTTCGGTGGAAGACCTCAAGCTTCATGCCCGGATCGACTCTGGGTTCGAGGACTCCAAGTTACAGTCGTATCTGACTGCGGCGCGGATCATGTTAGAGAAGGACACGCGGCGGGCCTTCTGCACGCAGACCGTCGTCGTGTCGATGGACTTTCTACCGACCTATATCGTGCTGCCCGTTGCCCCCGTGCAGTCAATCACGTCGATCACCTATTACGACTCACTCAACGTACAACAGACTCTCGCATCGACTGAATACGAGAGCGATCTTTACGCGGAGCCCGCCCTTATTCGGCCCGCGTTTGGTAAGACCTGGCCGACGACGTATGAGCGGTTCAACGCTGTCGAGCTCACCGCAGTCGTGGGCTACGGTGCTGCGTCGGCTGTGCCCGAGGATGCGAAGCAGGCTGTGCGACTCCTGGCGAGTCACTGGTATCGGTACGGCGAAGCTGTCGCCGACAACGTGACCCACGATGTGAAGCTGTCCTACGACGCTCTCGTCGGTCGCCTCAAGTGGGGTGATTATGCCTAAGCAGGTCGC